GATTCGGCAATCCGTAAGAACAATTTGTCATAGTAAGCGCTTTTAATCGCTTTACTAACGGTTGTCGTATTCGACTTGGCTGTTTCAAGAGCCATAAAAGCCTTTAAATTTCAATTACCATTGACCGTTTTGTTTGAGCCATGCTTCCATCTCTTTATCAGACATAGAGTTAAAGTCAGGTTGGGCGCCTGCTCTCGATACAACTCGGTTGGTAATGCCACTGTCACTCTGTTGGACTTTAACAGAGCGTGCCTCGGTTTTGGCTTCTACGATGCGTTTGGTTAGCTTCGCGGCTCGTTGAAGAGCCTGTCTGCCAGCCTGCAAGGGTGTTATCCCTGGGTTTGCTCGTAGTATCTCAAAACCCCATTGGTCTAACTCAGAATCATATTGATCTGAATCTGGGTTAAACTGCGGCAACGCCATCTTCAATTCAAGGACATCAGCTTTATCGATTTTGATTTCAGGCTGTTTAACGGGTTTAGTACCTTTGTTTTGCAAAAGTGCTTCACCTTGAGCTATACGGGCTTTAAACTCCGCTAACTCTCGTTCATTCGCCTTCATCTTTCCATAAATCTTGTCGAACCTCGATTGAGGGACGTACTTTTTACCTGATTCATCCTCTGCGAGTGTTTCTTCCTCAGTCTCTTGAGGCTTGGCGTCCTCTTGATTCTGGGCTGGCGGTGTCTCTACCGGTGCAGATTCTTCCTCAGTCGTTTGGTTTTCAGGGGCTGATGCCTGGACGGGAGTTTCTGACTCTTCCGTAATATTTCCCTCTTCATCAGTTACCTGATGCCCATTAAGGGAAGCAGCTAATTGAGCCATCATGTCTTCTGACATAATGTCCTTTCTTGCATGGTTTAAATACGTAAACCAAGAAACGGCCAATTAATAACATGCAGCCTTGTGGGGCTGGATCTAGGTTATCCCAGATCTAGCCACGCAAATCTACAATCCGTTCATCAATTACCCGGTAATAGCCAGGTAGTTTAGAACCCCAGGGGCAGTACTTGCACCTGATGGTTCCATCATGGTTGTTAATGTACCCAACATGCTCGATCCAGTTCTTTTTATCGTGTGTCGAACAGATGTTGATGCTGACTGGTAAGGTTTTAAAGGTCTTGGCTCCTTCCCAATAGTCATCACTCGTTGGTGGTAGGTTTGGTACGCTCTCGCTCATCTCTTAATACCTTTAGGTCTGACTCGATTGAGCCAAATAATTTACGTAAACCGATCAACTCATAGCGTTCGTTCTCAAACTCTTCGATCTTCTTCTCATCGTGCAACAGTAAGTTATTCACAAATAGTCTGATGCGGTTCTCATAGTTGGCCCTGATACGTTCAAAGCCTTTGGAGCGTACGATTTCTTCAAACTCAACCCCGCGTTGCATGGTTTCGGTGAGCTGTTCTTGTTGGGCGTCTGTTAGTTCAGGCCTGTCCATTGGCACCTCCTAATATTTGGTTCATATCCGGTAATGGATTTTGTACGGGTGCGCCTAAGGTAGCATCAATCTGCTCCTGGGGTACAGGCATACCGTCCATAGTTTGTTGTGGCGGTTGAATATCAGTTACAGCGTCTTTGCCTTCAATCCCAAGCTGTAACTTATCAAACATCTTCTCAGTTAAGACGGCAAAGTTGGGCATCTTTTGCTGCTGCATCAAGCCTTGCATCCATTGAGGATTCGAGAGCCTGTCAATCGCGGTAAAGAAGTTCTCTTGCATGATCACTGGATCAGTAAGCTGTTCAGATGAGACAGAGGCGATAAAGTCATAATCTCCGGCTACTGATGGTTGGATGTCTTCAGGTAAGAGGTTTAAGAAAGCAAAGTTACCGTCTTTGGATAAGGTAAGCTTTGAAGCTGTCTCTAAGTCACCTGGCACAATGGGCTGACCCATCATGTCAGTCTTGGCAAGATCGGTTTCTTTCTTCAAATAATCAATCTGGTCTTTACCGATAATGCGTAGTTTTTGCGCTTCGGTTGTGTATTGGATGCGTAGGTCTTTCCATTGGTTGGCGATGCGTTGAATGACCATGTGGTTAAAGAGCTGCACCTTTAATTTAAACTGGGCGTTGGCTTCCTGTTGAATTAACCGTGTACCGGTGGCCGTCTTATTGGCTACATTGGCTTCACCGTTAATGCCCATGGTGTAATCAGTGATACCCGTACCATTTTGTAAAGCGCTGGTTAAATAGTTCATGGTTTGCACAAAGGTAGCCCCAGTGACATCGGGAATCGCCACAGGTTCTACAGCGTTCATATCATCCGTGGTGATGATGTTGCCTGGGGCAGAGACTAAGGTGTGTAAATCCACCCCTGAGTTTTTCTTGACCTTCCACATGTTGCGTAACACTAGCTGCACGTTATCCAGTCTCTGGTTTAATACCGCATTAATCGCGCGTTGTACCCGGTCTACGGGTTCAATCTCACCCATGCCGAATAATTCACCTGGATATGGATAATCAACACCATAGATGATGGGGATTTCACCGTGGAAGTAGGGGTTTTCTACTTCGCGGATGATCACATCATGCTCGATGGCATAATCAACCCAGCCAGTATTAGTAAAGCGGCGTAAAATCACCAGTTCCGGTGAGCTTTCGTCCTGACCAATCAGCTCTGAGGTAGACAGCATGATGCGTCTGTGTTCGCGATACTCCATGTGTTCAGGATTCGCATTGCCGGTGGTCTTCTTCTCTTTCTTGTCTTTGATCTTTTGTTCGAGTACGTCCAGGTTTTTATAGTATTCTTCGCCTCTTAAATCATTTTGCTGCTTTAATTCCTCAATCGTCTTGAAAGTACGATAGATAAACCAACGCATGTTGTGAATATTAGTGGCGTTAGGATCAGGGAAGCAGTCATAGATATTTAATGTCTCAAAGTTAGGCCCATCAAACTCAGTCACCATGATCTCTTCGGTGTTTTTAGGTGTCCATACGGTGCGCCCATTGATCTCTTTGGGCACCATGCGCCGTTTAGATTTCTCTCTAAAGTCCCAGTAGGTGCGCCCAAAGGATGTTCCAAAGATCAACATGGATTTAACAAACTCAACCACCTTCGGGAACATTTCAGCTCTTCGCCAGTCATACTTCATGAGTGCATTTAATATCTGCGAGGTGGCTACATCCCCTGATTCAGTCGGGTAGAACGAGCCAGTCGGTTCATTAGCTACCATTCTGGGCGTGACCGTCTCAATGACTCTAAAGACTCTGGGGTCAAAGACACGGGCATTGTGGGGGTAATTAGTCTTGTCGATGTAAGTACGGTAAAGCTCTTCTTGTTGGTTCATCCTCTCGTGGATGCTGTCTAGGTAACGCTTGGAGAATGTAAACTGTTCATGAATCTCTGACTTTAAATCGGCTTCTGCTTGTGTTTTACTCATAAAAAAAGGACGCTTTTAAATGCGTCCTGCCTACTAATTAGTGGATCAGACTTTGATGTCATTTAACACTAGAAATAGATACAGTCAACCTAACGCTTCTCTTTTAGCCAGGTTCCCCCACGGTAAAAGCTAGCCTTATTTACGATCCCAGCTCTAAACTCGACTTTAATATCAATCGTGCCATAGCCATTAGGTGAGTCGGCAATGGCTTTCTGGATCTGGCTATCAATCTCAGCTAGGTAATCCTTCTGTTCGTGCCAGATCTCGGTGTATTGTTCAACAGTGAGCAGGTTGGGCATGGTTTCTCCTAAATTCCTATTACGGAATCGGTTGGTTGATATGTGGGTAGATCTTGTCGGACATCTAAACGTCTTAAGGGTACAAGCTGGTAGAGCTGCCAGGCAATCGCCAGGCTCATGACTAGATCATCGTGGGCGTTTTCTTCGGCTTCTGGCTTACCCTGCTTGTTGATAATAAAGGTGAATAGCTCTTTGACGGTGGGTGGATCATACAGGGTGATAACTTTGCCATTAATCGCGTCTTGTAAGTCTTGCAGCATCTTAGGCCTGGTGGCTGTGTTTGTGTCCCAACCGATCTTGTTGGGGTCGCTATTCTCAGTTGAGCCATAGGTAGGCATGGTAAAGAGCGTGTACTTACCGTTACGGTTTAATCTGCCTAAACGTTCTAGCTCAAACAATCCACCATTCTGGCGCTCATACGCAATCATTGGCTGTAAACCAGTGTCAGTGTAGATCTTCTCCAACTCATCATGAATAAATGGGGTAATTGCCGTGATTGATTTCTGATCGTGTATCACCACGGGTACATCCAAGTGAGTCTTTGAGAGGAATTGGGCTGAGGTGTAGTCAGCACCACCGGCTGAGGTGTCCACCCCGACCACAATAAATTCACCTCGTTGATAGGTTCTATAGCGTCTTAACATGCTTGGTGGCCTCTAAATAATGTTTTAATGCTTCTTTGTCAAAGTAATTCTGTCCCGATGTGATAAACGCCTCTAGTGCAGTCTCAGGATACTCTTGTGGGTATAGTTCTCTTAACTCGCGCTTCTTCTGCTCTAAAAACTCAGGCGTGTAAAAGAGCGAGGCAGAGAAGAACAAGGGATTAAACCCGGTCACGCCCAGTTCTGACTCATCCCAAAACTCTTTAAACTCATTAAAGCCATTAGCGGTAGTCTCAATCACAACCCGACCATCAGGCCTAACCGCTTGTAAGGCAGAAGCTAAGAGCTTGCGAAAATGCTTATAGAACGCTGCTTCGGACATATGCAGGTTTTTAATGGTCTTGGAGCGGCCAAACTCGGTATTCTCTGCGGTGCCAATCTGGTACCGTGAGTTCATCATCTCGTTGACCATCTCATATTTAGAGTTGTACTTTAATGGGATTTTAAAGCCGGTCTTATGCTCATAACTTTTTAAGTAGAATTTAACTTTATCAAGTAAGCCAGTTGCGTTATCAGAGATATCAGCAATAACCACTGAGTGTGAGTTTTGATCTAAGATAAAATCCCCGATATAAATGCCGCCTATAAGTGAGCTAAACCCTTCTTGTCGGGCTTTTAAAAGAATATCTTTGCCGGTTGACTGCTCTACAAACAGCTTTTGTGGTCCGTTGGGGATAAAGTCCACAATCTGTCCCTGCTTATCAATGATCTGCAATCGTTCTTGGATGAACTTTTCGTATGGCTTATATACCGAACTCATCTTTTTCGTTCTTTACAAAGGTATTTACCTGCACATTTACCTGTGATCCATCATTCATCCCGTGGTTAGCTTTTAATAAGAATATCGCCATTGCCTGGTTTACTTCTTTGCCTCCATAAAGGCCGTCATTGATCAATTGATTCTTCTGTTTTTGCTTCAAACTTTTTATTGCAGCGGAAAACTCGGGGTATTTGCCTGCATATATATTAATTTGCTCATCATCAATATCTAGCTTTAATGCCAATCCCTCAATGGTGGGTAGCTCTGTTTGTTCCCTACCACATGAATCTATGTATTCCTTTGCTATCTGAATAAAGCTAGGATCATATTTAGTTGGTGCTCCACCTGGATGTTTGGCAAGTGCTTTAGTCATATCGATCTAAATACATCCCTAAGTCTTCATACTCATTTACTTCTGCGTCGATATCTCTCTCAGGTGGTTCTGGCTCTACTTCAGGAGTTGAATTAGCTAATTGATTTAAAGTCTCATGCACCGCAGTACTGGCAAGCACTAAATAAACCTCGTGGCCGGTTTTTTCCTCGCATGGCTGGTGTCTGAGTCGTGGATCTTCTTTAATCCCCATCCGAACATTTAAACCACATTCGGGACAATGCCACTTAGTCAGTGATGATCTACCTTTTCGCTCTATACCTTTAAACCTTAAAATAAAGTCCCACCAATCTTCACTGATCTTGATACCTGAATAATCAAATGGAGATTGTAACGGGATGCCCCATACTTTCAACAATACCCCAACTGGTGAATTTGGATCGTCACAGGGTCGATCATGGGCGCCTTGTGAGTTGCAATGAATCCCTAATGGTGACAATACCACATCTCTAAAATAATCGCCGTGGGGTGGGGTATCTTCAGGTAACTTACCCTGCTTAATCAAGTAATTAACTTTCTCATGAGCAAGTTCGTGAGAAATTGTTTCGACTAAAGCAGCCTCACCAAATAACCATACATGCTTGCCTTTTTCTTCTATTACATGGATTTTGTTTAAAGTTAGCTTATCAGATAATCCATAGCCATCCGGCACCAAATGATAGGAAGCCAGGTATCGATAATTACGCATGTCCTCAATGGCAACTGGTGGAGTAGGTAAATCAAATTTATTAGTTGGAGTGTAAAAGTCTGGGAAGAATCGCTGTTTAATAACGTCTAATCTGTTGTGCCACAAATTACGAAAGTCTCTGTATTTGTCCTCAACATTAGCCTCAGCAGCTCTCCTAATCGCTTCGGTTGCGTTGGCTGCACCCAATAAATGGATACTTTCTTTCCCCATATTTGGATCTTCCACCCTCGGGCTTCAATTGTCAACCCATCTTCTCTTTAATGGTGGTGAGGGCTTTGTTAAAACCAGCTTTATATCTATTTTTTATGTCATCTTCTTTTTCGTCATAACAAGACATCCACTCCAACTAATCTTTTGTTAGTGGCTTTCTCATCCCCTCTAATTCTTTTAACCACTCATTATCACGGGCTTTGAGGGTAGAGGTGATAACGTCATGTGGGTTAATCCTCATGCAGAACCAAGTACCGTCTTTGTCGGTTTTAAACATTGTTACGGGAAATTGTTCCTCCCACTCTGGTTTTACTGCCTCGTCATAGGCTTGTTTAAGGGATGATTGTGGGCCTTCAAATAAATCAGATCGTTTCATATTTATCCCCTTCTAATATGTTCTGCAATAATATCCTTCAGTGGTTTTGCATCTTCTAACATCTGGACTTGTTTTCTAATTCGTTCTTCTGAGTCTTCGTCTATTGGCAATTCACCATAAAGTGATTTATAAAGCTGGTTTTCTCCATAAATTTTAACTATATTGGCAAAAAAGTCCCTGGCTTTTCTTATATCGTCATCCTTTGTCAGCTTTTTATTGTTAGTTGTCATGTTGGTTGTCATATCGCCTCACGATGGGATAAATAAACAAATTCTTTTTCTACCACCATAGGGACTATTACAAACTCTCCAGATATAGAGCCATCTTCATGAATATGCTGAATCCATTGATAGGCACAATTTCTACAGCCTTTTCTCCGCAACCAATGCCTATTGCCGTCCTTTTTCATGTTGGTTGTCATATTGACTCACTTTCATTTTTACAATCTAATGAACAATACCTCAGCCAATTACTCGGATCATCTTTGACAAATATCCACCCATCGGCTTTAGCTTCGTTTATAAAAGCTCGCCAATCCTCATCTTCTGTTTCAAACTTCTTATCCTGTTCTTGTTGGGTAGTGGTAAAGGTCATAGACTCCTTATCTATTTGTGATTTTTGTTGTTATGTTTTTAAACTTGTTCCACACATAATTACCCTCTTGTAAGTGTTCTAAAATGTGGACGATTCCCATTGCTAAGTATTCTGCATCTTCAATGTCGATAGGTTTAAATCTTAAAGTAAGGCTTGTAGTCGTTGGGATAAGATCTATGTGACTAAGTGAAGCATCCTCGAACCAATCAGGGTTATCCCAAATAAGATCAATTATTCCTTTTTCGTTTGAGTTACACACAAAACAACCGTTATCAGAATGGCCTGTTTCATAGTATGTTTTACCATTATTCAACTGATAACTACCATTAACTCTATATAGAACGGTATCTTTATTAAGATTTCCAAATGGTAAATCTTTAAGTAATCGTTTCTTCATACTTTCCTTTGTAATTTAATTATTAATTCTTCTATTTAATTACTGGTTTCTTGCCATTAATTAGGGGAACGTAGATAAGGAATTTGCCCTTAACTAGTCCGATGGGATATAGTCCCATTTCCCACAATTCAAATATTGGGTGGAATGGTGAAGATGGATATTTTTCTTTGTATGCTTTAATGTCCTCAACAATGATTGATTCGGCATCCCAAGCGGCATCCCGAGCGGCACCACAAGCGGCATCCCGAGCGGCACCCCAAGCCGCATCCCAAGCGGCACCACAAGCGGCATCCCAAGCGGCATCCCGAGCGGCACCCCAAGCCGCATCCCAAGCGGCACCACAAGCGGCACCCCAAGCCGCATCCCAAGCGGCATCCCCAGCGGCATCCCGAGCGGCATCCCGAGCGGCATCCCGAGCGGCATCCCGAGCGGCATCCCAAGCGGCACCCCAATCATTACTTGTTTTTAGATATTTAAAAGAAATTGATGCTTTCTTTAAACCAAATAGATTTAGATTTAACTCAACTTTGGCCTCGATTGCGGTTTTATCAAGATGTGTTTCTGGTTTAAACCATTTAACCTGCTTCACTCTTTCGATAAACTTTTCAACCTTTTTTTGTTTCTCTTTTAAGGATTTCTTATTCTCTGCTGGAGTCATTCCCACAATTTGAGTGAATAGGTAATTTTTAATCTTAGAGTTTTTAACCTCTTGTAGTCTTTTCCACTCATCAGGCACATCTTTCAACCAAGCATAGATTTGTTCGGGTGTTTTTAAATCTGTTTTAACTAGGTTTTTAGCGTTTAAGTTAGCCTTTTTAGGGTCTATCTTGGATACAACACTCTCAGCAAAATCATCATATTTATCCGCTATTAGTTTATTTTCCCACCAATGATACTCAAACTTTCTATAATCATCCTCTTTAATTTTTAGGTTCTCTGCCGCTTGTGAGTGGCTATTGGTACCAGTCCCAAGTAAGGCCCGGTTGTTATCAGCAAAGATTGGACATCCGTCACACATATAATCCTTTCGCCCGTAGGCTAATTATTAATTCTTCTAGTTGTTCGTCTTTATCCATCGCCCACTTGATGAGTAGAGCTAGCTTCTCGCTGTCATTCTTGGCTCTCATGACAGTCTCGTAATCGCTGTTTTTAAGCATTAGGTGGTCTTGATAGTCGGTTCTAAGAAACATAAACTCCTTATAATTCAGCGGTTCCACCTTTTTCAACTTGTCTTTCGTACTCTTCATTAGTGGCTTTCTGCTGCATCCGTAACTGACACTCGCGGCAGATGGTTGCGGTATAGGCTAACATCTCGTTACCGCATAGTTTGCAATACTTCCAGGTTGATTTATGACTTGCTTCGCCTTTCATTGTGCGCCTCCATTGGTAAATCTAGCTTTAGACTTGTAGCAAGCGTTATTACAATATTGTTGCCACCTAAACCCGGATCTTCTAGCAAGAAACTTCTTACCACAACCTTCACAGGTGCGCTCTTTGTGTAGGGGTACTTTCATTTAGACCCCCAGCATGATTTACTAGCGTTCCAAGGATTGGTACCTGACGCATCAAATAAAGCCTTAGCAATTTGGATATTTATATGTTCATTAGTCAGCCAATCCCGCCTCACGCCATGAACCGAGGCCATGATTTGAAAAACGCCCGTTGCAGTACTCTCTTTGTTCTTAGCTCCAGGTTTTAATCCTGACTCACAACGTGCGACTTTAATCATGAGTGAAGCATCTTTGCCAAATACGGCTCTGATCTCTTCTTCTATGCTTTGAGGTAATCGTGGTACTTCCACTAGCTTCTCAACCTCTCGTTCTATCACGGCTAAATCAGAGGCAGGCGAAACAAACGCGGCCTTGGCTTGCAGTTGGTGGTGGATGAGATTAATCGCAAACACTACCAGTAGCGTGAATGTGGTAACTTTGTAAATATCCTTACGGACTTTAATTTGTCGGGATGTCATTGAATACCTCCTCTGCTGCTGGTCTAGCATCACGCAAATATTTTTGTTCTTCTAACCTGGCTATTAATTCGTTGAGCTGGGTTAGGTTCAGCTCGTTAAACTTGCTGACTCCATACCGGGTGATTGCTCGTTGTTTAGCCTTTGTTACATCGTGTTTTAATTCCTTGCACAGATCGACAAACCTACAGGATTGAGCGTATAAATCCTTATTAGCCTTACTGGTGGTGAGTGAAGCTGCTTTCTGTTTTAAATCTTCAAAACCCATAGTTTCCTTTACTGCTGAATCTGATTGATAACTTTGGCTCATGTTGTGGGTGTATTCGTGATACCAGGCTGAGTGAGTCTCAATACCCACCTTTTTAGTCAGGCAATATATATGCTGATTGGCTGAACATAATATATTTCTACCTTTACCCCTAAGCTTGCAGGTACAGCCCCATTTAGACCGGATATGATTAATTGCCCGGTTTTGCTGGGTTTCTGTTTCCCGTTGCAGCTCAAAGACGGATATCCCTGGATGGTTGATAATTAAATCAACCAGGTGTTGTTCTTTAAGGTTCAGTGGTACACCCAATAGTTTCATACTTTCCTTTGTCTGTCCTCTAATATTTGATTTTTAAATTGAAAGGGGCCACCTGGCCTCGATGGTAGTAGCCCCTTTCGCTTGCTCTCTCTCAAAAAAGCAGTTAGTGACTGGTGGCGCAGAGCCTCAGTGCGCCGCTCAAAGGTGTCTGAGGTTGCGCGCCATCAATCACGAACCGTTAGTAAATGTGCGTTCAAAACATTCAGTGAGAGAGGCAAGGATTTGACGAGAGGCAGATTGTTCCGAACTGCCTAGTTTTCACAGTCGTTTCAGACTTGCTTTTGATACTCGTTTAGTCACCTTGCATGAGTCGGGTTCAGCGTTTCTATTCCCGGCTGCTCAACCAATGCTGACTTGTGCGTTACTTTTCCGCCACTCTCTCATTCAATGTTCTGTTAAAGTACCTAGTGATCTCTGGGGTGGGGCTATGCTCGTAGCCCCATGTCACAAATCGCTAGTTTATTCCCATGATTGCATTTTAATTAATTGGTCGATGATTTGAGAAGCTTGAGAGGATGATAAGCTCGTGATGTGATCAAAACCAAACTTGGCTTTTACTTCATCTTCCGTAGTTTTTAATCTGCTTATGTTGTAAAAAATCATTCCCCTTTGTTTGTCGGTCAAAGGTGTAAATGATCGCTGCTCTGATGGCTGGGATGGTGCTTGTGCGGGTCTGTTGGGTTGTGGTGTAGGTTGTGATGCTTGTTTCTCTTTACCGTGTGTGTTGGTGGTGTCGGAGTCTTTGGTATCGTCTATGGCAAATAGACCATTTAAAGCGTACTTTCTAGCATAACTGGATGCAGCCCCGGTAACCTGTGCGCCATCCATTCCTTTCTTTGTTTCTTCTTCTCGGGCGTAGGCTGGTATTGATATAGATTCTGAACCTTCCATAATTGTGGCGGTAGCTTTGACATAGTAGCGTGTACCTATTTGGATAATCTCATCTGCTAGTAAGATCACAGCCCCACCAAGTAAGGGTTTGAGAGCGTTTAAAATATCCTCACATGATCGGTATTCATAATTGCCGAAATTGTTTCGTTGGTTCTTGGGGGCTTTTAATTTCTGTTGGATTTCCGATAATTTAGCTTGCAACATAGGTTCTCTTTCTGACATATATTTCCTTATAAACTAATTTAGATAACCTCGCTGCCAATGGCGAATGTGTTTTGGGCTTGTTTTAATTTACTGATTACCCAGGTTAGATCTTCGCCCATGTAAAGTGCAGCTCTCATTTTTAGTAGGGTCATGGGTGAAATACTTGTTAGTAGGGCATTGCCTACTAGGGTCATAAATTCTGGATCTCCACCCTTGCATCGTTTGGCTTCAAAGCGGAATTTTTTAATCTGCTCTGCTGTTGGTTGATGGTTCATTCTTCCCCCCTCATAATGCTTTGAGCTAATAACATGCCGTCACTGATAGCGGCTAGCATATTTGTTTCTATTACTATCTTTCTGATTTTCTCATCTTTGATGGCTGCGGACAGCTTAGCTAATTTGTTATATTTTTCGTGTAATTGTTCGAGGCTCATACACGGACCATTAACCTTTCTTCTACGTGACGGAATCGAGGCCACACGTAGCTAATTTGTAAAGGCAGGTAGCGTCCATGGGTATCACGGTTTTGAACGTGAATCCGTTTAATTTCTTGCTTTTTGGTTGGTTTCTTACTGGTTTTGTGGAAGTCGTGGGAAGAGAGGTAAATGAGAGCCAGGGTGGTGATAATGCTGGCGATTACTTCGATCATATTTCCCTTGTTTTATTTAGTAACAAGGTTATCATCTCACTTATTTGGGTAATGTCAACACGCAGTTACATGATGTGTGTCTGTTTGAGGTTTAGAGTTTTTGATGATAAAAAATATCCGGCTGGCGCTGATACGGTACTTAAGTACCATCTCCATTAGGCTTAGTTTCTTGTAATCTCTGAGAATGGCGTTGTTGCGCTCTGCCTTAGTGTTTTTTTGATATAACAGTTTGCGTTTCTCGCTCCAATAGTTTCCTTTTGTACGTTTCATGAATCCCCCTATAGGTAATGGCGATATTTTAAGTAACAGATTGACCAATGTCAATGTATAATAATATATAGGACGGATGATCTAGGAAGGTGCAAGATGGCTACAAAACGGCGTGTAAATGGTGATGGTTCCCTGTTCTGGTCTGAATCTGAAAAGGTTTGGATTGGGCAAATCCTGCTGCCTGATGGTAAGAGGAAGCGCAAGCGCAACAAGCTCCAGCGTGTAGTCAAAGCCTGGTTAGATGAGCAAAAGGAACAGATTAAAACCGGGTCATGGGTATCGGATGAATCAACCAAGTATGGTGATTTTCTTGACCGTTATATGTCAGAAATTGCCGCCCACACCCTCAAACCAAAGACTCTGGAAAACTACTACTTCATCATCAAGAACCACATCAAGCCGGAATTAGGTGATATGAAGCTGTCTGCAATCCGGCCTGAGCATCTGCAATCTTTATATGCCTCTAGGCTGTCAAGAGGCCTCTCAAAGCACACAGTGGTGTATATCCACTCCGTGATACATAAAACCCTGGAAACAGCCCTCAAATGGGGTCTGGTGGGTCGTAATGTGGCCGATGCGGTCAATGTACCCCGACCAGAAAAGAATGAGATACACCCCTTATCAGTGGATGAGGTTAAGAGGCTCTTAACAGTCTTAGAGGGTGACAGACTGTATGCTTATTATGTGCTCATGTCTACTTCTGGCATCAGAAAAGGGGAGTGCTTAGGTATCCAGAAAGAGGATTTAAACCTCAATCAAGGCACCATGATCATTCGCCACTCAATCTCACAGGTGAGAGGTAAGGGCATGATCTTGCAAGATCCAAAAAGCGAAAAGTCACGCCGGGAGCTGGCTTTGCCTCCGTTTACAGTCAAGGTGCTGCGGGAACATCTCGAAAAACACCCGACCACGTGCGGTTATGTGTTCGCTACTTCCAACAATACGCCATTTTCACCCCGAAATATCCTGAGACATTTCAAATCCAAGCTAAAAGAGGTAGGCTTGCCCGAGGGAACGCGGATACACGACTTACGACATTCCTTTATCAGCTGGCTGTTAGCGTCTGGAGTCCCACCCAAAGATGTCCAAGTTATTGCTGGCCATGCACAATTTAATACCACGATGGATATTTATGGCCATGTGATGCCGGGTGCAAACAAGGAAGCAGCCAAAAAGATCGAGGGAATGTTTGGATAGTATCAATTCTGTATCAGATGGATAAAACACAGTAGATACATTGGAGAGAATGTACAAGCAAACCTCTTAATAGGGGTCTTAAAAACCAAATATATTGGTCGTATTTGACACAGTAGACAGAATGTATGCGGAATATTCAATATAGATTGATGCAACCACATTCCTGTGGATGAGGAGGTTGTGGGTTCGAAACCGACTAGGCACCCCAACATTTAGGGGTACGTAAGGAAAGGCGACCAATATCTAAGGATACTGGTCGTTTTTCGTTTTAATCCGTATCAGTTTTGTATCAGATGGAGGAAAGCATGGGTACAAAGCGCTGTTCTAAGTGTGGACTCTTAAAAGATGAGTCCGAATTTCCCTGGCATTTCGTAGGTCTTAAGAGGCACTCTGCCTGTTCAGAGTGCAGGAAAATATACCAGACTGATTACTACCAGCGGAAAAAGGATGATTTCATAGAGAAAAGGAAAAACTGGATTGTAGATGCTCGGGAAGCAGCCAGGCATTATGTCTATTCCTACTTACAAACCCATCCATGCGAAATGTGTGGGGAATCTGACCCTGCTGTTTTGACCTTCCACCATGTCCGAGGTAAGAAGAAGATGAATCTATCGCAGATGGTGAATCAAGGCTATTCCATTGAGGCATTGCAAGAAGAGATAGATAAGTGCCAGGTGTTATGCGCTAATGACCATATGAGAGTGGAAAAGGGAAAACGGGGGACTATTTACTGGCTTTTATAAATTCAGCCAATATTTAGCTCTTTTGTTCTGCTTCTAGAGTATAATTATTCAATCTTCTTGACCATGGTGTGTGCTGCTTGGACACTCTTCTTATCCAACCCATTCCCTATCAAGGTTCAAAACGAAATTTGGCTAAGTACATCTTGTCGTACTTTCCCAAACGAATTGTGAACCTCTATGAGCCATTTGTTGGAAGCGGAGCCATCACCTTGGCCTCTGCCTACCATCAAAGGGCTACTCATTACTATCTGAATGATTTAAACGCACCATTGATGACTCTATGGGACTGGATGATTAACTATCCTGATGAATTGTCGGATGGTTATGAACAGCTATGGAACGAACAACTACCCAATCCAAAATTGTTTTATAGTCAAGTCAGAGAAAGGTTTAACACTTCCTTTGAAGCTTGCGACTTCCTGTATCTGCTTGCCAGAGGGGTAAAGGGAGCGATTCGCTATAACTCATCCGGTCAGTATAACCAAAGCCCAGATAACAGACGGTTAGGGAAAAGGCCAGAAACCATGAGGCAAGATATTCAAGCGGTTTCGGGCTGGCTTAGTGGAAGATCTACGCTCACAGCCGTAGACTATCGGCTAGCCACTCAACAAGCCACGCCTAATGATTTGGTTTACCTGGACCCACCATATCAGGGTACATGTACTGGCCGGGACAACCGTTATTATTCCGGCATTAAATTTGATGATTTGGTGGAATACCTGGAAGATTTAAACAATAGATTGGTTCCATGGATACTTTCATACGATGGCACAACGGGGGAAAAAACCTACGGCAAGGAATTGCCTAAAGAAGTTCATGGATATCACCTGCTGATCAATGCCGGTCGGTCATCGCAGGATACTTTAAATGGCGGTAATGCCATAACTTACGAATCTGTATACCTATCTGAGATTTTAAAGTCACAAATTGATATGTCACCTCAGGAGAACAAGGGTAAAATCAAAATATCCCAACCCTCTCTCCTGTAGGTGGTCATGACAGATATCATTGATGAAGTAAAACGTCTTTTGCCATCAATAACAAATAAACGGGCAAGAATTGTTATTAACCACATCCTAGAACATGGACAAATAACTACCGAGGATCTTTTAAATTACGGCTACAAACACGCTCCTAGAGCTGCTAGAGATGTGCGTGAAGCAGGTATTCCCTTAACTACATTTAATGCCAAAGACAAAGACGGTAAAAACATTGCCGCCTATAAATTTGCCGATATAAGTGCAATTCAAGAGGGTAGACTTGCCGGACGGTCTACCTTCCCGAAAGCGTTTAAATCTTCCCTTTACATTCTTCATAAGGGAAAATGCACCATTTGCAATACTACCTATGAGGAAAGATACCTACAGGTAGATCACCGTGTTCCATATGAGGTTGGTGGCGACGATCCAGGTGGCGTTCTTGATACTAGCAAATTTATGCTTCTGTGCGGTTCGTGTAATCGGGCTAAGAGCTGGTCTTGCGAACATTGTCATAACTGGCAAGCGTACAAAAATGCAGGCGTATGTGCTACCTGCTACTGGGCATATCCTGAATCTTATGGTCACATTGCCACGGTTATGGAACGAAGGCTAGAAGTTACCTGGTTAGCCGATGAAGTTATAAGCTATGAATGGCTGATTCTGGTCGCAAAGGAACAAGGGTTAACTCCGCAAGAAATCATTAAGTTGCTACTGAAAGACCAACAGAAAAAAAACTAGACTCTTTAAATATACCCAAGCATACAAGCGCCTATTGCACATCTTTAATAGTTGTGCTAGTTTGGGTATAGAGAAGAGTTATATAGGGTCGATTTTTTGTACCTACCTCAAATTCAAGTCGACTATAACAACCCCCCAGTTGGTGACTCTTCTCTAAAGACCCGCCAGCTGGGGGATTTTTGTAATTTAAACATATGCCCAATCCACAAATCGAAGACGGTTACACCAAAATAGCCAATGAAATATTGGATGAACTAATGAAAAGACATCTCAGCTCATATGAATGGCGGTGTTTATTGTTTGTCTTAAGGAAAACATATGGGTGGAATAAAAAAGAAGATTGGATCAGTCTTAGCCAGTTTGTTGAAGCAACAGAAATTCAAAGACCTCACGTTTGTAGAGCATTAAAAATGCTATCAAAACAAAATATCATTACCAAAGGGGGCACTATTACCCAGCCACTATATAGCTTTCAAAAATACTCAAGTAAATGGACGGCATTACCAAAGGGGGCACGCAGTCATCACATTACCAAAGGGGGTAATGAGGTGTTACCAAAGGGGGTAATTGGGGTAGTGCCAAAGGGGGCACATACAAAAGAAACAATTACAAAAGAAACTATACAAAAGAAAGAATATATACCCATCACAGAATTAAATGATTTACATTTTCAGCAAATAGCAGACCGTTATAGCGTACCTATTAGCTTTGTAAGATCAAAATATGACGATATGGTTAATTGGCATGAAAGCACCGGAAAGAAAAAAAAGGATTGGATAGCCACCCTTAGAAACTTCGTTAAAAACGATTCATTAAAATTACGAAAGGATGCTTATGGAAAAAGCAATATCGCCTTTATTGAAACCCAATGATTACTTACCGGCCTTTGCCGATAGAATGTCACTTATCCGTGAGTCTAAAAAGTACTCTCAAAATTATGTAGTTTATCGTGTAAATTTAAAGGCCATTGAAATCGACCAGGAAACAAGAAACACTATTTTAGATCTGATGGGCCAAGCAAAAAAATTCGTTCAAATAGATGATTACACCATCATGCTTAATTCTATTTGTGCCATTGAACCGATGCCAGTAAAGCCACAACCGAAGACAGGCCACTATGAAGGCAAGGTATGGATTCAAGACGAAGTATGAAAAACTTAACTCCATCAGAATATGAAGAATGTAAAGTCTTCGTGCAATATTTGAAGCTGAAACAAGCAAGTAAACGAGTGCTGCTCTACTCACACATCCCAAATGAGACATATACAACATCGTGGAATCAGAAGATTAAAAACAAACAAATGGGGGTAGTGCCTGGTATTCCTGATTATCTCGTCATTACCAGGAACAAAATCATATTTGTAGAAATGAAGCGGGTGAAAGGCAACAAATCAACTCCTGCACAAGATGTATGGATCAATACGCTAAATAGCTTAGGAACCCCGGCCAAAGTCTGCTATGGTGCAGATGAGGCCATTAAATTCGTTGAGGAAAATACTTAAGTCTTTGCCGGTTCGGTCTGCTTCTCCAACCAGCGCACCAGATCAGACTCTCTCACCCTGACATTTTTGCCGATCTTAATGTGTGGTATCTGCTTGTTTTTAATCATCATGTAGATCTTTGCCTTGGAGATCTTCAAATACTTAGCCACATCGGGGACGGTCATAATCGTTTCCATGGTAACCTCAGATCGAATAGTCTTCAGGGTAGGTGTGGTACTTGTTCCAGTATTCCCGGTTCTTCTGGTACTCGTCCATGTGCTGTAAGTAGTCAGTGATGGCTGCCAGGTAAACGCAGATCGCTACCAACCTATCGCGTGGGTCTTCGTCGTTTAAAACCTGGTCAATCGGAAAGGCCGGCATTTCTTTAATGTCGGTACCAGGCCGTTGTTTGTAGTGTTTGAAATCACCCACAAAGATGCAGTCATCAGCACAGACAGGAGTAAGGATGTTGACACACGACTTACACGGAAAGAAGCCGTTGGTGTTTAAAACCAGCGGGGTATTCTTCAGCCGTTGGGCGGTTGTATGTAGGGTTTCGACCATCTTTTTCATCTTACCTCCTTTGTAAATACCACGGCCATAGCCCAGAGGGATAGCCGTGTGATGAGCAACTAACTCGCCTTGCTCTCAATCACCCATCTAAATGGATTGATTAAGATGGCAGAACCACAATTGGGGCATTCGTAATACTTCCACCCCTCGTATCCCTCACCAAGTTTCACTCTATTGGTAAGTTCTCTTAGTTGGTTCCTGCACATAGGGCAAGGTCGGTAAAGTGGTCGCTCAAACATAGCTATCACCTCCAGACTATGGCCTGCTTTATCAGGGACTTAAGCCCTGGTGCAGCCTATCAGTTTTAAAGGTTCAAAGCGTCCAAATGCGTCCAAATGCGTCCAAATGCGTCTAACTTACGGTTGGCGGGGTCTGCGGTGCCGGTTGTTGATGCCGCCTGTTTATCTGCTCTAAAGCGTCATGGATGCGTATACTTCTTTCCCTCACCAGTTCATCCTTGAGCGCTTCCAGGCTCTCATGACTGGCGTTGATCTGCACCGTCATGGTTTGGGGTACATGCCGGATATATTCGTCCCGTAGCTGCTCTGATACCTGGCGCCTCATGATGCACTCGCGTTTCTTCAATTTCATCAGCAAATTGGCAATAATCAGGTATTGCCCCCGGTCACTCTCCATAATTGGGTTTCCTGAGCCTGCCGCTGGTAATCTTGCCAAAAGTGGCTCATAGGGGAATAGTTGCTGGGCCAACTCGTAAGCGTCATCAAAGTTGAAAATACCGAAGCACACCATATTCCCGAGTGACCAAATATGCGGCCTCAGCTCGTCACTGATCTGTTTTAAGTGCTGCAAGACCACATATAGCTGTAGTTTGCGGCTGCGATATTGCGGGGCAAGTGAGGCCAGTTCTGGGGCCATGCTGGGCATTTCAAAGAAGGTCTTAACCTCATCCAGTACCAGGGATATCGGTTTGTCGTTGGGGTTGGCAGGCCTGCGGCGGTTAAGTTCTGCCATGATGAGGCTGAAGACCTGCAAGAACAAATAATCCTTCGCTGCTTTCTGGTTGATTAATTTCGCTCCATCCACAATTACCAGTTTCCCGGTAGCGATGGCATCCTTTGGCGTCCAGCCGGGGTGATAGTAGCCCAACCTCGCGCGCACTTCCCGAATGTCGGTGATGTTTAAAATCGCTCTGAGTGCGTAGGTTCTTAGCTCACGTTCAGAGGCTTTAATATCGGATGATAGATACTCACGGGTCAGGTACCAGGTTGTTTCGGGGATCTTAGAGCCGTATTTGGTCAGCATTTTCTTGAGTAGGTTCGGGTCTACCATAAGCCGCTTTGTTTCCGTAATCTGCCAGGTTTCGTTCGGGTCAACCGCGTCATTGGTGGCAGAGGTGATGAGCCGTAAAAAGTGCGGGGCAATTTCGGAGATGGCAAGACCACCCAGTAATGGCGCGTTGGCAATCAGAGCCGGCGAGAGCTTACGGAAGTTTTCTATCACCCGTTGAATTTGATCCTCATAAGATCCACCATAAGCCGCTGAAAACTCCGGCAGAGGCATCACATACTCGTCATTGCCGAGCTGATCGTATATCACCCGTTTTAGTAAGCTTTCACGGTCTTTCACGGACATAATTATGGACAGAAGCGAGTCCGTAATTGAGCCTGACCAGTCCAATACAAAGATTGCCCGTTCTGGGTACTTGTGCATATACTCAACCAGGTGGCGAGCTAATGAGATTGTCTTGCCCTTACCCTGAGAGCCAATATAGAGCGTTCCCATGGTGAGGCCCTCGTCGTAAAGCTTGTCCTCGTTGCACAGTACCAGAGCGCTATTTGAGGGTTGGTCGCCTATGAAGAGTCTGCTAAGCGTTTTGAGGTTCAACATGATTACACCAGCGGGTAAAGTTTCCCGTCCTGTTCCCATAGGTAGATTGACGAATCTAACTGGTGACCGATTGGCACCTGTGTAAATGTGTTCAAATCGGTAAAAAGCACCGGTAAGCCGGTAGGTTTTACCTTATCAACAAAAGAACGAAGCTTATCGGGCGTGGTATCGCAGACAAATAAGATCCGGCTAAGGCTGTTGAATTTGTTGTTGATGTTCTCCAGGTTGTAGCGGTAGGCCGTGAGCTTGTTGCGCATCACGCCCATGCGTGAAAAGTTATCGGCGGTGCAGTATTCAAACAAAAGCATTTTGCCGGATGGGTAGCGCAAACCCCATTCAGGGATTGAGCCGCAGCCGTAAAAGAAGCGTTCTTCGATAATCTCAACGTTCATGTTTGACCAATAGAAGCGGATTAGACCCTCCGTACACATGAGCCCATGTTCGATTTCAGAAATAAAGCCGGGGTGCCGAACCTTTCGAGGGCAGGCATAAACCAGCTTCTTACCGTGTTTCACAGCCACCAGCAGACCCTTTTTCACGAGTCGAGCAGTAATAACCTCGGTCCTTTTTGAGCGTTTCGTGGAGCCGGTAAACCACATTGTGAAATGATCTCGTGAAGCCCAATGAAAAACCTGCGACGCTGCTAAATATCGCTTCTGTGAGATGGTTAGATGAGGGTTCATTTCCAGCTCCTTGGGTGGTGAAGAACGCCACTGGTTGACATTCTCCACCTCCAAACCTTAGTTTGCAAACTGCATCACCACCAGTAGCAGGATGCCGATCAGAGTGATAACGCCCACCACCAGCCCGTAGATGATTTTGACCCCGGCCAGGAAGTCCAGAAACTTACGACCAGCCGGCAGGTAGCCGATCCTAAAGCCGCCCCCAGCAGCTTCTTCAATCCATATATCCGTGATGCGTTTCTTGGACAGTTCAAAGCCCACTGACATGTACATAATGGATGAGGTAATGCTCCTCACCAGGCCCCAGACGATCCAAAACGCAATGGATAAGAGGAACCATATCAGATCGAATACAAAGTTCATGTCGTTTCTCCTGTGATTTTAGAATCACATTTTGGCTGTACTTTTTTTGCTTCCTGAATACACTCTAACTAGAAATATTTACTTCAACAATTCTCTTAAGCATTTTTGGAGGTATTAACTTATGGGGGACAAAGAAGAGGCCCTTAATAGTTTGAATGAGAGGGAAAAAGAGATTTTAAGACACTTGTTCGAAGACCCTAAATTTAAAGTGAAAGATTTAGCCGAATTAATTAATTGGTCAGAAGGTTCCATCCAAACAGCAAAAACCGCCATCTTCAAAAAGCTAGGCGTTCCCGATAGTGTTGTAGGTGAGAAAAAGCGGGAATGGGTCGTAGAACATTATCGCGAGGCTTTCAATAATGTGTTTAATAGGCCGGTTGAAAACCCTGTAGAACCTATTAATAGCCCCTCTGAACCAGAAAGAGCCACACCACAACCAGTAAATCAACCGGAAGTAGTCAACAATACCCCGCTGGAGTTTGTTGATGGAAAAGAACCGCCTAAAAAGAAAGATACCGATATCTTCACCCGTGTATTAGCTGGGTTGTTTATTGTTTTTCTTTTGTTTAGTGTGCTTTTGTTTATTGGGAATACCAATTTACAAAATCAGGTAAAAGAATCAAAACAAGTCGCATCCTCGATATCTGCTACCGCATCTGCATATTCCGCTACATCTGAAGCCAAAATTGAGGGGTTAACTCAAGATTATATTCCCAGCACTTTACCTGGCCCTATCATGTACGCTAATTCGTTTGATAGTGGTATGGTCTTTTCTGACTATGTAACAGGTGGCGCGGCTCCAGTAATGACTGATGGTATCCTGCACCTTGATGGAACAGTGTCAGATGATGATGGAAAATATTTTGAGATAATTCTTGGGAATGAGGATTGGTTTAACTACATCATTTACACCCGGATTATTCAACAAGAATGTAACCATCAAAATGAACGTTCTTCTATCGATGTAAGGGTACGCAAAGGTTCTGGTACTAGTGCGTTTGACTGGTACAACTGCGAGTTTAGAGACAAAGTCATGAATGTCGTAATTACGGTGCTGGATGGTGAGATTAGGTTACTCGTAAATGGTGACGACCTGAAAAATTCAGGCCATCAGACTAATAGAATTGTTAATGAATTTTGGGGCGGTGGGGTAGGTTTTCATATTTATAGCGGTAGTGCCATAGACTACATTGTCGTGTTTAATTTACCTGGCGAAGCTCCCAACAAGTAACGCCAGCACGATAATCAGAATCAGCCATTTAATATCAAAGCGGAAAGATATCCACATTACCGGTGCGCTCCTATTAATTTAGAAAAATCCAGTTCTTTAAACTGCTCATCTCCATAATAAACTCCATAATCTAAAGCTAAAGTATCAACAATCGCGTGGCAATCGTTGCCTGTGCTTGGCCCACATAATCCTACTGCATTGTCTATGGTATCTCTGCCATGTTGGCATTGTGGCCTAACGTGATGCACTTCCAAATGCTGATCGTATTCATGACACAACGCACAGGTGTAATCTTGGCTCTCTCTGACTTCTCGTCTTATCCATTCTGGAAACTTTGGAAAGATGCAGTAAGCAAAATAACTAAGGTCAATTTGTTCAGGCTCGTATTTGAACCTTTCACGCATACACCTCTATTTGGCTTCAGGTGCAAATTTTTGAATCACATTCCCTAGAATATATGAACCGCCGATGATCTCACAAAAATTAAAAAAGATATCTGCCGGTACGTTTCCGGTGACTGTGAGAATAAATCCAAAGACTGTCACCAGGATCGCATACAGAAACTTGGTTGATAATAAGTTGTCCATATTCCTCCTATAAATAATTAACGTTTTTCGTATAGTGCGTAACCAGTTGTTGGATACTCTCGCGTTGATCTGATATCACCCCACCATGGATCGACCATTTTCCCCCACCCGCAAAATAATACCCAGTGTTTAGCTGCCCCGATTTTGGCGGCGTTCACTTCAACCATTACGGGCATCTTTTTGGTGTAGCAGGAAAGCGCCACGGGAAAGTTTGAATAGTTATAAGCCCGACCACTTTTAGTCCAAAATAATTTAGGAAACACGAGCGGAATATTTTTCCACACGACCAATGCGCCTAAAAACGCACCACCAGGATTTGATTTTGCATCGTATTCACCAAGCTTTTTTAACTTGTCATTTACTGAGTCGGGTGTTTCTTCGTAACCAAGAAAATTTAGCAGACAGGTAATTGCAGTGATAGTGCAACCAACACTCTTAAACTTTAATCGACTAAAGCCCACACATTTTTCTGCCCAACGTGGATCACGTTGCGATAGTGGTTTAACGTTTAACATATAACCTCTCAAACTAATTGCTAAGACTTGCTTCCCCTTGGCTCATTCATCCCTAATAAAAACTCTACTACCCAGCTAAGCTTTGATAGCAGCCATTTCAAAACGATAGAGATGATTTCTAACGCCATTTTTCCGGTGATTTTCTCGAATAAGATAATAAGAGCAAGCAGAATAATGACGGCCATATTAAAAGTATTTTTTTATCATCTCCAGAATTAATATAAAGCCTCCAGATATACCCGTGATGATGGCTAATCCGGTGTCTTGCATGAGGGATAGGAAAATAGCCCCTACTACCAGGCCAAAGCCCAAAATAAATTTATTTGATATCGGTGCTTCGTTCATAAATCCCCCTATTTAATATATTTACCTATCAAAGCATCTACTTTGCTTTCAATGCGGTCTAGCCTGGTTGTTATTTCTCTTTCTATCTCTTCATGGGTTACAAAGGCTGGGTGCTGGTTTTGATCTAGTCGCTCATTAGCTTCAACCCTTTGCGAGATTACAGCTAAATCTTGAGCAAGAGGAGCCAGACGAGTAGTGATGTAAAGAGCGAGGATAAGAGAAGCCACGCTAAGTACCTGTAATAAGATGGGTAACGAGTTTTTGGTGAGGTAGTCTTTGAGGGGTTCATGGGCCATATGTAACATTAAATTGTTAAATAATAATTAAATAATTGTTGTGCTCCTATTCTTTGGTCCGCATTTTTTACGATTGAGAGTCATAAGCCTCCTATAAAAGAGCAAAAAACATATTAGATGATGAAACATCATTTAGAGTAGTATCTTGGGTTACATCTATTGTTGGGGTGGTTGTACCTGTGTATGAGGTTTTATAGTCCATATGGATACGGCCTACCGAACCAGCACCACCTCGATTGCCACCCTCAGAGGTTCCCCCCGTTCCACCAGAAGAGGTAATTAGATTTGTACCAAGTGTGGCTGTTTGGCATTTAATTAAAACGCCACCGCCACTACCAGCACCCCCAGCTCTATAAGTTGAATTAGCTGAATTACCACCGTTATCATTTAGAGTTCCGGTAACAACTAAGTCTTTTGTAAAGATGAAAAACAATCCTCCACCAATACCCCCGTTTGTTCCTTGTGTAGAATGACCGCCACCACCACCACCCGATCCTAAATAACATTGAGTAACTAAAGAACCAGCCCCAGGGGCACTTCCAGCATTACCCGTACCACCGTCACCAGTTATACCAACTCCACCAGTAATATACCCACCACCACCACCATTACCATTAAGCCCACCACCACCACCACCGCTATTTTGTGCCGTATTGGCTGAGCCTGTCCCCGATGTTCCTTCACCTTGCACTCCAGTACCACCAGAGCTATTACCAGCACCCCCAGCCCTACCCTTACCCAAAGCTGTTAATGATCCGGTAACGGTAGTTGTCCCAGAACAGAAAAAAGCTACGATACCTCCCACATCCCCAGTCCAAGCTTTGGCGGTTAAAGTATGACCAGAGTTCTGGGTAAAAGAGGAATATTGAGGCATCACAATAACTTGGGCTTGTGAAGCTCCCGAATCAGTATAGGTGTTTATTAGGGCATGAGATAGGGTTATGGTTCCGGTGTTGTAACTTTCTATTCTATTTAATTCCCAATTTCCAACTCCTGTTCCTCTAGTTTGGTGAATTAAAATAAGTTGACCTGATGCAAATGAAACGTTTGATGCTGACAATGTAGCTTGTGTGGCTGTGCCTGAACATGAAGCATCTATTGGGGCATCAGTAGCATTTCCAGCACTGCTGTAAGCCCCACCAGATCCGTTACCAAACCCATATAGCCAGTTACTTGTATCGTCTGATCTAAATTGTCTTTGTGCCATTAAGCCTCCTGAGCAGATGCGATACATCCCCATTTGGAGGTGGTGGTATCGTATATAAAGCCTACGGTTAAGACTTTACTGATGACGGTGGTGGTTGGTAGAGCAGTTCCCCTAGCCTCAAAGCTCGCTCCCCAGGTAATAGCCCTGGCTGTCCCATTATCTTTGATCCTGACAATTAACCCTTGAAAGTTAGTCGGTGTACCCGTTAGGTTGGTTGTCATGGAAGCAATCGCCTCTGCTTGAGCGGTGATATCAACCACATCACAGTTATCAGTATTTACAGTAGGGTTAGCGTTGGAAGTGATAGCAGTAACACGCTTGGTAATTCGTTTAGTGGTGAGGGTTTGAGCTGTAGTTAAATCAACAACCTTTGTTGTATCCAATGCTCCAGTTACTTTAGAGACTAAGTTAGTAAGGGCATCAATCACATTGTTCCACATGCCGGCTGTGATAATCCCTTTAACGGTTGCCCCAGATGCGTGGGTTTGAGCTGAGCCACCCTCAAGTCCTCGGTTAGCTAAGGGAATCGTTAAAGCTCCCCCACTCTTTCCGGTAGCGTATGCAAACTCTTCGACATTCTCACCCTCGGAGATAATCACCATTCCTTCACCTGATTTAGCGCTGAAGGCTGTATCACTGGTTAAAGGTGCGCTTGTGTCCGAGTTGGATATGCCACTTGATGCCGTAGTCGAGGCCGAGTTCCCGCTGGCGTATTTTAAATAATCTGCTGCCATATGTCTCCTTACGAAAAAAGACCACCTATTGGTGGCCTTGCTGATAGTGTTGTCAGAACAGGCTGATTGACTATATCCTAACTATGTTTGAGTTACAGTCAAATTACTTTGCGCACCTTCTTAAGCTTGCGTCTCACTAGCTTCTTGCGCTTCACGGATTTAACTTTGATGAGTTGTGATTTGGGTAGCGTAACCTTGATGGCTTTCACTTTTTTAGGTGATTTGGTACTCGATTTTAATACTTCAGTAGAGTTTAGAAGTTCCACAGCCTTTTCTTTGGTTAATTGCCCATCTTGATATAGATCGACAATATCTTTTTGTCTGGATGAGATAGCACTAGCGTATTGCGATTTCAGCTTCTTATCTAAAAGTGAATTTCCTGTATACGTGGGTGTTTCGATTGGTTTACTTAGGTCTATTACTCGAACACTGCCGGTATCAGAGGCAATAACAAAGGGTTTAGACAGTCCAGTTATTGGCTTAACCGTCGTCGTTTCCTGCGCTTTAACCTGTCCTGATTTGGTGTCTTTGCTATTGATGATCTCTTGCCCATTCTGAGCTTTATACACACTTCTGGATTGTTTGACTACGTTATCAATCGCTTTGGCTTTCTGCTCATCATCAAGAGACTGGTAAGAGGGAGATGAGATAAGTTTGTCTAGCGACTGCCTGACCAGTTCACCACTTCCGGCCTCTAAGCTGTTTAACTGTTGCGCGGTAAGCGTTACCTTTTGTTTTAAAATGGTTTGGTTCTTATTAAGCTTCGTAGGGATCGCTTCATCTCCTGCTTTATACAACCTGCCCAATTCATCCACCACTTTATTGCTTACTGGGGTTTTTGAGTTAAAGAGATCGAAAAATGCATTTAATCCAGTTGGTTCTTGTTTGACTACATTACCTAAAACATCCCGCTTTGGTATCAGGGTATTTCTTAATCCGGGTATTCCTGATTTAACATAATCTAAAGTGCTGTTGTTTTCTCTAGCGTATGGGTCGAGAGCCTTAGAAGTATCTTTTATAATGTTTGGAATGAGTGAAGCTGTTTGATTCCCAACGTATGATTTGCCGTATCTAGCAGGGTCAGTTAAGGCGTTTAAAGGCTGTTGAACACCTGATAAAAAGGTTTGATTTAGCTGGTCTTTCCCCAATCCAAACGCATAATTGCCAATCGAACCTTCAGGGCTACTCATCTCTTCTTTGTATTTAGCGCCTGCCAGTATAACTAAGGTTTGTGGTCCAACTGAATTGATCGAGCGCCATTTCCCACCAACTAATACTGAATTGGCTTGTTTACCTTGAGCCTGCCATAAATCAGCTTCTTTGGCGTCTTTGGGTTGTCCGGTCATTACCCCTTTACTCATCAAGTAAGATCCTAAGCCAAATAAGCCGGTTCCCATCACCCCTCGTCCTATTTCCTGAGCTGCCTGTCGTTGTAGTTCAGGAACATTACCCACCATTACCCGCCCCATGTTCGTAATCCCTTTTACTAAACCGATGGGTGAATAATCAATCGTTTTCCCAATAATAGATGATGGGACTCCAGTAAAAGGCGCTACTACTTCGGTTGGCAGATTTGTATACCAATTTTGTCTTGACCATCGTTTAATTGAGTTAGCCAGGCCTGATATTTTATTCTGATCTTTGAAAGTGGCGTAGCTGGCATCTTTGATAGCCGTAGTTAGCATGTTTTCAGTAGGATTATTTACCAGGTTTTCAATAAACGCTTTATTACCCTGCTTACCAGCATTAATAGCCTCTGCCCCTGCCTGATCATATAAAGAACGAGCAAGTGCTGCGTTATAAAATGGCTTGTCTTCAGCTCCAAGCGTCCTAAATACAGCATCTGTATATTTCTTTAGCGCTTGTTCTACGGGGTGCTTACCCCAATTGATCTGATGCAGGTCGAATTTGTTAATCGTTTCTTCTGGGTCAAAACCTAACTTAACTATATCAGAGGCTGCTTGTATGCCTTTTTTCGTTCCCTGTCCGGTTCCTTGCATAGTGGCGGTAACGGTTCTTTGTCCTGTTTTTAAAGACATGAGCTTATCCGCAGCTACCGCAATCGGATCTTTTATTGTTTCTGCTCCCGCCATGATCGTGTTACCTACTAAATTTCGCTCATGGGTTCTAAGTGAAGTTAATAAACCAGCTTTCCATACTGTGATAACTTTATCGGTCAGGCTTGAAGGAATAAAGCTATTAATCGTGTTTTCCAGTTGGCTGATGGCGATATTCTTTTCTCTACCAGTTGCCATTTGACGGATGGCGTTGACTTGATCGGCTATTAACTTAGTCTGCTCACCGGATAACTGGGGTATTTTTGCAGAGTGTGTAGCGTTGTAGCGGTTAATCTTTCCGGCTGCTGAGAGTGCAATCGCTTCTGGTGACATCTTATCCAAGAGTGAGAAGGCCTGCACACCCCGACCTAATTCAGTCGCATGTTCAGCCAGGTTATTGTATAGTGATGCAGCTGCGTTATGGTCGCCGGCTTTATCTAAGTTAATCGCCTGTTGAATCGTAGCCGCCACTTTTTTATCCAGGTTGCTGGTATTTTTAAAGTCGATCGTGGCCCCATCTTGAAGTAAAGCCTCTGCCTCACCCATGAGCTTTGTGTTTGGTTTTACAACATACTTACCTGCTACCGCTACCTTAGTAGGCTCAGCAACATTACTAGCCTCTTGAACAGAGGTAACTAAACCGCGTTCCTTCATCACTTTAGGCTCTAAGCCTTCCCTAGCATTTCGAGACTGTAAGCCTGCCACCAACTTCCATTTACCCGTGTAGTTATCTGCTGACTGTAGTGATAAATCAATTAAATTCTTAAGCTGTTTGTTGGTCATGTTGCCTACATGATTTTTACCAAAGGCTTCTTCTGCTACTGTTTGGGCGTAATCAGCCA